TTGTTGTATCTAATCTACAAAAGATGACAGCATTGACTAATCGTATGCTAGTTGTTCTTGAAGATACAAAAATTCGTGGACAATTTGGTTCAGAAGAAACTTTGGAAAAAGTTTACCGAGATGGGATTAATAATTTGGAAAATATAATGGGTGCAAATTTAACTCTTGGTCACGCATATACCCACATTATTAGACCTTTATTAGATGATGTTTACACTACCCCAACAGTAGCGATAGCGAGACAATAGTGAAGAATAATCTCCAGTATTATATTGATGAAATACGACGCCAGAACCCAGGGCTATCAGATAAAGATGTAAATACTTATGCTAATAAGTTTTATAAGATGGACCCTAATTCTGATTATACTGGAAAACGTACTAAGGCAGACCCTGCATTTAAATTATTTAATGCTAATGCAAAGGCTGGAACTACTGCTGCTGCTAACGTAACTCCTACACCTACTCCTACAAAAGGAACTAAGGTTAACGAGTCTTTAAATCAACCAGACTTTACCCCAATTGCTACTGGCACAAGAACAAACTTTCTTGAGTTCGTAGATGGTGCACTTGCTTATAATGCTGGCGGACCTGGTTCTATTAGTACGGAACCATTTGTTTCTGGACGGTCAACACCAGAACAACCTAATCCAAAACCTATAGTTATTCTTCCAACTGCTGATGGCAAGCAGTTTATAGTTGGTGATTTAGACCAATATGTAGCCGATTATATAAAAGCAATACCATCTGGAGATGCTGCTTATTATAAAACACAGTTAAAAGATTACTATGCGACTACTGATGCTTTCAGAAAGTCAGTACAAAGTGGTCCTATTTCAGATAAAGATGAAGACTTTGTAAAGGCTATTAAAAAAGCCTTACAGCAGATTACTGTAAATAACTTTTTTGCTGGTAAACAAGTTGGTGAGGCAGTACAAGATAAGGCTATTCAACCTAGTCAGGCTAATGCTCAAGGCTTTTATAGTTTTGATTCCTGGGTTAGAAGTCGTATCCAAGTCCCAGAACCATTTACAGAAAGTCAACGTAGTAGTGGATTAACTACACGAGCAGACGCTTTAGCAGAGTTTAGACGTACAGTTCAACAGTATGTTGGTGAATTTGATTTAGTAAATAATTATGATGCTTTGGCTGAGGCATACTGGCAAAAACTTCACAAAGAAGAAAAAGCCAGAATGAGTCAAAGCGTAAGTACTACTGACCCAATTACAGGTAATAGAACTACTAGAGGTACTTCTTACACACAACTATCTGAACAAGATAGATTAGAAATGCGTATTAATTTTATTACTAAAGGCGCTATAGATAAAAAAGGTAAAGTAATAAGCACTGGTATTAGAGAAGCAGAACCACTAGAACTGCAAGATGCTGGTGGTACTATTGGTGATAACTATACCAAACTAAAAAGTTATGCTTATGATTACGGTGTAAAATTATCAGATGCTCAAATAAAAGAAAAAGCAGCCGAGTCTTTATTGCCAGGTGGTTCTATAGATGAACAAAAAAGAAGTATTCAAATGGCTTCTCGGGCTTTATATAAAGGTTTAGATTCATACATTCAGGCTGGTTTAAAAGTATCTGATGTTGCTGACCAATACAGAAATCTTAAAACTACTGAATTAGAATTAGCAAATGGCTCTGTAGATATATTTGATACAGATGTTCAGTCTGCTTTGACTGCAGATAAGTTGATGGACCCAATGACTTACACTGGTTTGCTTCGTCAAAATCCAGATTGGAAATACACAAGAAAAGCCAATGAATCTGCAGCGGGTCTTGTAGATACAATTCTTAAAACTTGGGGGGTTGTAGGTTAAATGGGTTATTTAGATAATCAAAACTGGGAAAAAAATTATAATGCAAAAAATCAATATGGTGCCCCAACTGAAACAGTAGTTATTGATGGAAAGTCATATACTGGAGTAAATCCAAGTAAAGGTAGACCACCTGCTGCTACAGAAATAGGAATGGTTTCACCTTCATCTGGTTTAACAATTACTGGTACTGAGCGTAACGCTGCTAAAGAAACAGAAGCCAGAGCAATAGGTTATACTCCAGAATACATAGCATCTCGTGGCGGTATTAATGCACAGGGTTATTTTAATGATACACCTCTGTCTGGGCAGTTAAGTGCTGCTGAGCAAAAACAAGTAAGAAAACCAGATGGTAGTACTGATACTACGGCTATGGCTCGTATTCTTCAAGAAAAACAAATAAAAGAATTAGTTGCTCAAGGAGTTTCAGAGGCTGATGCTTATAAAAGAGTAACTAGCCAATATGGTCAATATGCTATTTCTCCTACAGCATCAGCAGGTGGTTATGATGCTAATGGCAAACCAGTTGCAGGTGGACAGTATGATGCTTCTGGTAAATTTGTAGGTACTACTACTGGTGGTACTACCGTTGGTGGTGCTGATAATGTATCTCAAGAAAAGCGGGACGCTTTTGCTCTTGTAGAACAAACTATGCGTAGTTACGGATTTAATCAAACAGAGTTAACTGAAATATTAAATTATGTTAAGACTGGTTTATTAGACCCTAGAATGGGTGCTAATCAATTAGTAATTGAACTACGTAATTTACCATCATATAAAACTAGATTTGCTGGTAATGAAACTCGTAGGGCTGCTGGACTAAATGCTTTATCTGAAGCAGAATATTTAGCCCAAGAAAAAGATTACTCAGAAACTTTAAGACAATTTGGTCAACAAAGATTAGCAACACGAGCACAGTTTTCTACTTTAATTGGTAATGATATATCTAATATTGAATTAGGTAAGCGTGTTGGTATAGCCGTTAATCGTTTGGCTAATACTAATCCAGCAATAAAAGCACAATTAAAGGCTTTTTATCCTACAATTAATGATTCAGATATTGTGGCTTTTTTCCTATCACCAAAAGAAGCCTTACCAGAACTAGAGGCTAAGGTAACTACTGCTGAAATTGGTGCTACTGCTGCTCAATATGGTTTAGAAACTGACCTTGCAAGGGCTAGTGAACTACAAAGATACGGTGTTGATTTAGCAAGAGCCCGTCAAGGTTATGAAAACATAGCCCAAATATTACCTAGAACAGAAATGTTAAGTGATATATATAAGCAGACTGGTATTGACTATAACCAGACTACTGCTGAACAAGAAGAATTTAAAGGGCTTGCGTCTGCAAGACGTGCCCGTAATCAACTATCTCAACTTGAGACCGCTGCATTTAGCGGGTCTTCAGGACTAGGTAGAACTTCGCTTACAAGAAATATAGGCGGAACAATATAAGAATCCCGATGTGGACCGACCAGCCCCACACGGTGTATAAGACTGGTAGCAAGAGCCAGCCTATCTACCCCTGGATAGAACTGTGGCTTGCGACTAACAACGAATAGAAAGGGTGGTTACTATGAGTAACAACTACTGGGATGAAGAAGAAGACGAACAAGATACACCAGAGCAGCAATTAACTGGCGATGATTTAGTTAAAAAACTAAGAAAAGCCAAACGTGCTGATGAAAAGCGTATCAAAGAACTATCCGAACAACTTGAAGGATTCCTCAAGGAACGTAAGGAAAGAACCGTCACAGAAGTCCTAGCAAAAAAGGGAGTAAACGCTAAGGCTGCTCGCCTAATACTTAAAGATGTAGAGGATACCACAGAAGAATCTATTGATTCTTGGCTTCGTGATAACGGAGATTTAATTGGTTACAACCCACAGGCTGAAGTAGAGGAAAAGCAGAAAGACCTTGCTGCATTACGCCAGCAAGACATTATTACCCAAGGCGGAATTGCTCCAGACAAAGCCGTAGATTTAGAGCGACAATTAGAAAATGTTGACTCTATAGATGATTTAATGAATCTTCTACGTAATTCCTAATCCGTTCATAGTCACTTGGAGGTGACGCAAACAATGGCAAACGCCTATACAGATACAGGTGCTTCCTCTCTTGGAGGTACCACTGGTGGCGCAGGTCTCGTACAGAAGGCATATGACCGCCTTCTAGAGTTTGCTCTCCGTTCAGAACCACTACTTCGTTCTGTCGCAGACAAGCGTCCTGCCCGTCAGGCTTTTCCAGGCTCAACAGTTGTTTTACAACGCTATGTTGACCTAGACCAAAAGACCTCTACTTTATCTGAGACAACAGACCCAGATGCAGTAGCGCTCTCAACACCGACTTCAGTAACCATTACTCTTAACGAGTACGGTAATGCAGTCCTAGTAACCCGTGCACTTGAGTTGTTCTCACTTGCAGATGTAGACCCAGCAATTGCAAATATTATTGCATATAACCTTGCTGATTCTATTGATGCAGTTGTGTCTTCAACTTTAACTGGCGGAACAAATGTAATTTACGGTGGAAGCCGTACATCTACAGCAACTATCACTGCCTCTGACACAATTGACTCAGCAGACATCCGCAAGGCTGTTGCTAAGTTACGTGCCAATAAGGCAAAGGCTCGTCGTGGTTCATACTACTGGTGTGGTATTCATCCAGAAGTTTCACACGACCTTCGTGCAGAATCTGGTAACTTGGGCTGGAACTTTGTTCACGCACAATCAGCACCTGCCGTTGATAATATCTGGGCTGGTGAAATTGGAGATTACGAAGGCGCATTCTTCGTAGAGTCTTCACGTATCCCATCTGCTAAAAATGGTGCAGACCAATCTGCTCTTGCAACTACAACAGCAACTGTTGCTGGTACTTCAGCAGGATTTACAATAGGAGTTGCTTCATCTTCCGTCATTGCTTCTCGTGCAGAAGTTGGCGATAAGATTGCTGCAACTGGTATTGCTTCAGGTGCATTGATTTCTGCAATTAGCACAACTGGTTCAACTACAACAATTACTGTAAACACAGCAAATACTGCTGCTGTTACTGTAGGTGCAACTGTTACTGTAACTCCAGTAACCCGTGTATTTGATACTCTGCTATGCGGACAGCAAGCAATTGCTGAGGCTGTAGCAGAAGAACCACACATCGTTATCGGTAACGTAACCGACAAGTTGATGCGCTTCCGCCCAATGGGTTGGTACGGCGTACTTGGCTTTGCTCGCTATCGTGAGGAAGCGTTGTATCGTATTGAAACAGGTTCTTCAATCGCTGCTCTTTAGTTGATTGACTGTAAGATACTGTTTAAACGGCGAATACGTTGCAGTATCTTGCGGTGAGTTCATTAGGAGGACTTATGACCGAATGGCTATTTAAAACACCAACAGTAGAAGAAGGTCCCGCTGGTCAATCTCGGTTATTTCATTTTTATAAAATAGACCGTGGTATAACTATTGTTAGAGAACTAGATGGTGACTATGCACAGGTACGTTATTTACAAGATTCTGACTATGCAACATATCCAGAAATTTATCAAGGTGGTTATAACCACACAGTAGATGATGCTACTAAAGCAAGATTAATAGCAGGCAATGTTGGAGTAACAGAAAGTAATTTTACTGCATTATGAAACATTGGGAATATCATCCAGAACCAATAGATACTTGTTTTGGGTGTAAAGGATTATCTTTACAGATGAATACTGGAGACGCTGATAGTCGTAGGTCTATGCCTAACAAAGCGTTTAACGCAGAATTGAATGCCTATAAAGAGGCGAGAGCCCAGGGTATTCAGCCAAATGGAACTTCTATGACGAAGATTCAAGAGGCAGTAAAGGCTAGTGAAGCATTAGGTAAGCCGTATGACGGTAACAAAATGCCACCAGCAAAACATATAAACAAAAAAACAGCAGCGATAATGAAAGAAATAGGAGCATAAAATGCCAATGGTAAATGGAAAGAAGTTTGCTTACGACAAAAAAGGTATGGCTATGGCAAAGAAAGAAGCCAAGAAGTCAGGTAAGAAAATGACTATGAAAAAGTCAGACAAGAAAATGTCAATGAAAAAAATGGGTAAGAAAAAGTAATAATGAGTATCGGTAATAGAATTAAAAGAGTAGCCCGTGAAGCACGGGATATTCCAACTGCTTGGGGTACTAGCGTATCTGCTCAGTATGATGCCCGTGGTGGTAATCCAGATGATGAAATGTTAGCCAAAAAAAATCTAAATCGTTCTAGCAAAAACTGGGATAGACAACTTAAAGAGTTGGCTCAAGCAGTACTAAGCGGTAGAGAAGGTACTCGTTCAGATGAAATCAATGAATACCTTAAATACAAAAAGGGTAGCAAGAAGTGAAGGCTAAAAAAGGTATGGGCTTTAAAGCAGCCCAAAAATCTATTGCTAAAAAGCAGGGTATTTCTATGGAATCCGCTGGTGCAATTCTGGCCAGCGGTGCCCGTAAAGCATCTGCTGCAGCCAAAAAGAAAAACCCTAACCTGAAAAAGGTTAAAGGTAAAGCAAAGAAAAAGTAATGTCATCAGGTCAATTTAAAAGACACGATGGTTTTAATAACACACAAATTAAAAACGGATTAGTTGTAAGACTCCGTAAAGATGGAACTGTAAAAGAAGTTCTAGGAAAGTATGGGGAATATGGCAAACAAGAAGGACTCAAGACTCGCTAGAGCGGGCGTGTCTGGATTTAATAAACCAAAACGTACTCCTAACCATCCTACTAAATCACACGTTGTTGTGGCTAAAGAAGGTAGTCAGGTTAAAACTATTCGCTTTGGCGAACAAGGTGCAAAGACTGCTGGTGCTCCCAAGGCTGGTGAGTCTGAACGTATGAAAATGAAACGTAAATCTTTTAAGGCTAGGCACAGTAAAAATATTGCCAAAGGAAAAATGTCTGCTGCATACTGGGCAGATAAAGTAAAATGGTAGCCAAAAAGAAAACAAAGTCTAAAGTTAATGAGGCTGGTAATTATACTAAACCTGGTATGAGAGCAGCATTGTTTAAAAAGATTAAGGCTGGTTCTAAGGGTGGAGACCCAGGAGAATGGTCAGCCCGTAAGGCTCAACTACTTGCTGTTGAATATAAAAAGCGAGGCGGTGGCTACAAGTAATGGCACTGGCTAAATCACAAAAGTCTTTAAAAGACTGGACTAAACAAAAGTGGACAACTTCAGATGGTAAACCATCTAAAGGTAAAAAAAGATATTTGCCTAAAAAAGCCTGGGCTAATTTAAGTGCAGCAGAAAAGGCTGCAACTAATAAGGCTAAGGCTGAAGGTAACAAAAAAGGTAAGCAGTTTGTTAAACAACCAAAATCCATAGCAAAGAAAACGGCAAGGTATAGATAATGGCAACAGGCACAGCAGGTAGTTCATTTACTAGCGAACTTAATCGCTTGGCTAATGGCGGAACATATCCAGCAATATCAGCATATAAAGCCCCAACTGCTGCAGCCAATGCTTATGCAGAAACAACTGGGTTAGCCCTAATTGCTGCGTTAAATAAAAAAGCAGATGTTGATAGACAACCATCTGCCTATAAGGCTTTGGGTGGAATTTGTAATGAACTTGCTGGTACTACAGGACTTTCTCCAACTGATGCTTTAAGGAGCATAGACTTATGACATATACCCTTGCACAAATGATGGATGAAGTTCAGATTAATTTATCTGGATATACCTATCAACAAGACCGTTCTACATATTTAAATTCTGCAGTAACTACAACTACTTCTCCAAGTTCATCACCATTAATTCTTAGCCTTGCATCTACACAAGACTTAGGTAAAGGTATTGTTGAAATTGATGATGAATTATTATGGGTAGACAATGTAGACCGTGTTGCTAATACTGCAACCGTATCTCCGTATGGTCGTGGTTATCTTGGTACTACTGCTACTACCCACGCTGTTGATGCAAAGGTAACTGTTAGCCCAATTTTTCCTAGGGATAGTATTAAGAAGGCTATTAATGACACTATCCACGCAGTTGGTGGTGCGGTATTTGCTACTAAACAAACTACATTTACATATAATGCTGCTGTAACTACATATGAATTTCAAGATTTATATGTAGAAAATATCTTATCTGTATCTTGGCAGGACATTGGTCCTACTAAAGAATGGATTCGTGTTAATCGTTGGTCATTTGACCCATTTGCAGATGTAACAACTTGGGGTACTAATAGCCAAACCATAACTATTGGGGATGTAATTATTGCTGGTAGAACTGTAAAGGTTATGTATGCAACAGCGCCTTCAGTGTTTACTTCTACTAGCCAAGACTTTGCTACACAAACAGGACTACCATCTAGTGTTAAAGATGTAGTTATTCTTGGTGCTGCGTATAGATTATTGCAATATCTAGACCCAGCCCGTGCTGCTCAATACAGCCCACAGGCTGATGAGATTGACGCTAAGCGTCCGTTCGGTGCTAGCAATAACGCAGTCCGACAACTCTTTGGTTTGTATACCCAGCGTCTTAATGAAGAACGCAGTAAACAACAGAACCAATATCCCCCACGAGTTCATTACAGCGCCCGATAGGAATATAAATGACAATACGCCAATACTCATCTCGCTCACAACAAACTACATTAACAGCAGCAATTACTTCTGGTGCTTCGTCTATAACTGTAGTATCAGGTACAGCACTGTTAGGTGCTCAGACAATTCCAGCAGGTCGTACATTTACATTAGTAATTGACCCAGATACAGCGCTTGAAGAAATTGTAGATGCTACCGCTAACCCCAGCACTAATACTTTTACAATAACTAGAAGCGTAGATACTGTTGGTGGTGCTCAAGACCACTCGGCAGGTGCAGTAGTACGACATATGGCAATTGGTCGTGACTTCCGTGATGCTAATTTACACGCTGAAGCAACTGCTTATTATAATGATGGTAGTGGTACTGGTCATACAATGCACGGTATTGGCTCAGGTGAAGGTGACGTAGTAGGTACTGATAAAGCACAAACTCTTACTTTAAAAATTTTAACTAGCCCTACAATTTCTAACCCAACATTTACAGGTACACCATCTGCTGAAGCAAGCATAGTTTTTGAAGGTACAACTGCAGATGCTTATGAAACTACTCTTACAGTAATTGACCCAACACAAGACAATACAATTACATTACCTAATACAACTGGTACTGTAGTTATTGCTAATGCTGTTCAGACTTTAACTAACAAAACAATGGGCGATGCCCTTAATGCTGGTGGGTTTAAGATTACAAATCTTGCTACACCAACAGATGCTAGCGATGCGGTACGTAAAGACTTTGCTGATGCACAGGTAGCAGCAGCAGCAACATCTGCTGCATCCGCTGCTACATCTGCTACATCTGCTGCAACTTCAGCATCTAGTGCATCTACTAGTGCATCTTCAGCATTAACTTCGGCTAACTCAGCAAGTACTTCAGCAGCATCGGCTTTGACTTCTGCAAACTCTGCAGAAACTTCTGCTTCAACTATGGCAGCATCTGTTGCAGCAGCATCTGCTTCGGCTACTGCTGCAGCCACAAGCGCTACTAGCGCTGCTGCTTCTGCTACGGCTGCTGCTACATCAGCATCATCTGCTAGTACATCAGCCTCTAGCGCATTAACATCTGCTAATTCTGCTTCTACTTCTGCTACATCAGCAGCCAATAGTGAAACCGCATCTGCTACTTCAGCAAGTGCTGCAGCAACTAGCGCAACAAGCGCAGCAGCCTCTGCTACTGCAGCAGCAACCAGCGCTTCAAGTGCAAGCACATCTGCTTCATCTGCTTTAACAAGTGCTAACTCAGCAGCCACATCTGCAACAAGTGCTGCTGCTTCTTATGACCAATTTGATGATAGATATTTAGGTAGTAAGACTTCTGACCCAACTCTTGATAATGATGGCAATCCATTAATTACTGGTGCTCTTTACTTTAACTCTGTAATTGGCGCAATGAAAGTTTATGATGGCGCAGAGTGGGATTTAGTAGCCCCTGATACATCTAACTTTATTGATAAATCAATCCTTACTGCTAAGGGTACATTAATATCTGCAAGCACAGCATCTACTCCTGTGGCTCTTACAGTTGCAGCAACTGATGGTTATGTATTATCTGTATCATCTGCAACAACTTCAGGACTTGCTTGGATACTACCTAACCCAGGTGACATTACTGGCGTAACTGCTGGTACTGGTTTATCAGGTGGTGGTACCTCTGGTGATGTAACTTTAAACCTGGCTGATACTGCAGTAACTCCTGCTTCATATACCTACACAAGTTTAACCGTAGATGCTCAAGGTCGTATAACTGCAGCATCAAGCGGAACTACCCCAGTAACTTCGGTTACTTCGGCAGATACAACAAGAATTTCTGTTGGCGGTACGGCTACTGCCCCGACAATAGATTTAAGTACTAGTGGAGTAACCGCTAATACTTATACCCTCTCTACTATTACCGTAGATGCTTACGGTAGAATCACCTCTGCCTCAACAGGAATAGCACAGGGCGAAACATTTAATCCACTACTACTGATGGGAGCCTAACTTGGCTGCAACATATAAAGTCCTGGGTCAGGTAAACCCAGCAGCAACAACAGCAACAACTGCATATACTGTACCATCTGCTACAGAAACTGTAGTATCCACTATTACGGTGGCTAATCTAGCAGGAAGTTCTGGTACATTTAGAATAGCAGTAAGACCAAATGGAGCAACTTTAGAAAATAAACATTATATTGTTTATGATGCTACAGTTGCCGCATTAGATACTATTACTTTAACAGTTGGATTAACACTAGATGCAACAGATGTTATTACGGTCTATGCTTCTACTGCTAATTTTGCATTTAATATATATGGTTCGGAGATTGCATAATGACTATTCGTAGTGTTAAAAATGGTACTTTAAATAGTATTACTGGTAGTAATACGAGTGTTGCTAAACCAACAGAACCTGTTATGGGAACAGTTACTGTTTCTGGAACACAAATTACAGTTCCTTTTTCTGCTGCAATTATTGGCGCAGCAGCAACTAGTTTTACTGTTTCAAGTAATACTGGTGGACTTACAACAACTCAAGCCACAACGGCTAATATAGTATTTACAGGTGCCGAAGCAACAACATATAACTTTAGTGGAATAGCAATAAATGCTAACGGAAATAGTCCTTCCTCTGCACCATCAAACTCTATAACAACTGCTGCTTATACTTCCGCAACATTTAATGCTTCTGGTAATTGGACTGCACCTGCTGGAGTTAATAGCGTAGATGTTCTTATTGCTTCTGGAGGCGCTGGTGGGGGCGGTTCTTTCCCAGGAGCAAATTCAGGTGGCGGTGGTGGAGGTGCTGGTGGAGCAAAAATTGTTTTGAATCAAGCAGTAACTCCTGCTACTACTTATGTTATTACTATTGGTGCAGGTGGTAATGGTGGTGGTGCTGGAAATTCAGGTGGTGGTGGAACTGCATCATCTTTTGGAAATTTAATTTCAACTACAGGCGGTGGTGGTGGCGGTAATGCCAACAATGCTAATGGTGGTTTTGCTGGTAATGGTGGTAACGGTGGTTCAGGTGGAGGTGCTGGAAAACCTAATTCACAAAATGGTCAACCTAGTAATAGAACTGGCGGAACAGGAACTTCTGGTGAAGGATATGCTGGTGCTGGTGCTGGAACTAGTCACGGTGCAGGCGGTGGTGGCGGTGGCGCTGGTGGGGCTGGTGGAGAACAAAACGCTGTTGCAAATGGTGGTACTGGAATAACTGCATTTACTAATTTTACTGTTGCTGGTGGCGGTGCTGCTGGTGGTAGAAGTGCTAATGCTGGGCTTGGTACTGGTGGTAGTTCAATTGGTGGCAATGGTGCTGATACTGCTAACAGTAACAATATCGGCTCTGCGGGTGGAAATGCTACTGCATCTACTGGAAGTGGTGGTGGTGGTGCTTGTAATGGAAATGCAAGTGGCGGTGCTGGCTCTGGTGGTAAAATAGTTGTTAGATACGCAGTTTAGGAAAGGATGACAATGGCACATTTTGCTGAAATAAATGAAAATAATGTTGTAACTAGAGTTCTAGTTGTACCAAATGAACAAGAACATAGAGGTCAAGACTATCTTTCTAATGAATTAAATTTAGGAGGAACCTGGATACAATGTTCATATAATACTAGAAATGGTATACATATATTGGGGGGAACTCCATTAAGGGGAAATTATCCTTCTAATGGTCATATATATAATTCTGATTTAGATGCGTTTATACTTCCTAAACCAGAAAGTAATCCTTCATTTGTATTAAATGAAACTACATACACTTGGGTACCACCTATACCTATGCCTGAACTTTCTGTTCCAGAAGCAACTTTATTTTGGAACGAAGAAACACTTTCGTGGTTTGAAGAAATTAATTCTTAATTAAAAAGGGGACAAAATATTATGAAAAATAATAAAATAGTATTCATAAATACTATACCAGAAATGAATAATGGTTTTGAACCAAAACCAGCAAGTAAATGTTTACCAAGTTGGTATAAAGATATTCCTTCATAC